ACGAAGAAATTCTCGTTGACTCTTACCGTGTCATAGAGATTTATCTGGTTGTTGAAGTCGAGGCCTTGCTGATAGAACTTCCAGCCGACTCGGTGGTTGGGAAGCTGCTCGCCCTCGAACATATACAGCAGTTCGTTGTCGCTCATTTATCTTCTCCGACTTTGAACGGATCGTAGTTGGTGATGTCGCTTACGGCATCGTCCCACTTCTTGTCGAGAAAGTCTTTCAGCTCCTCGTAGCTCTGCTCTTCCATGTTCTCCTTCAGGAGCTCAACCTTCCTGTTCAGGTCATCGAGCTCGTCCAGATACTTGGCAAGCTTACCAGCCATCACAGCAATATTATCTGTGAGCTTGTTCGTGCGGGTAGCCAGCTCGGTATAGTACGCATCCAGAGTCTCGATGTCTTTGCGGTTCTTGAACACAACCCAGCTCAGAAGCCCAACGGTAACGATCAGAAGACAGATGCAAAGATAAATCATTTCTTCAGTTCCTTTCCGCCGATCTCGGTTACGCCTTCCATCTTCACGATGATTCTGCGTTCTTTCGGCCCTTCGGGCTTGTCGGCGTAGCCGCCGTTCTTCTCCTGTTTCAGGGCGTTCATGCACCCGACCGCGCCCTTCTGTCCAGTCACCATCATCCGTTCCAGCCAGCTGGTTCTCCTTCGTCTGGCCCAGCGGATAGAACTCTGGTACTCAGGGTTCTTCTTCAGTTCGTCGTACTCTTCATCCGTGATGTCGAGGTAGTTCAGAAGCCCCGCCTCGTCAGGGAACACGAGTCGTACTTCCTCGCAGTCCCTGTGATATATCATCACTTTCTTCTTGAAGTCTTCGGGCGTGTAGCTTGGAGTAAATTCGTCCATACAGTCTCCTCAGAAATCTATATACGCCTGTGGTATCTCCCCGCCTGTCATAAACGTCTCATAATCTTCAGGCTCTTCCTCGTCCATGAACTCGTCTTTTATCTTCGGCTTCTCTGGCTTCACGGCCTGCAGGCTCCTGTTGATGCAGAAGTACCTGATACCGTCCACGGAATGAGTCAGGTCATGGGGGTCTTTGGCGCAGTCGTTGGGGTTGTTGTCGTCATGCTGGATGCTCTGCAGGTCTTCTATCGCGTCGCCGATGTTGTCGAAGAACATCAGCTGCGGCAGTTCCTTCGGAGCTTTGTCTTTGCCGCCGTAGACTTTGATGACATACGGGTCGTGCAGGGGTATCGGCTCCAGCATCGACCGCACTATCATATGGCCCTGCACACGGTTGTTATCGCTCCGTACAACAGGCAGTCCGTAGTTGGCAAACAACTCCGCAACTGTTTTGCCCGTCTCTCTCTGCCTGTTCCACATATCGGGCGGAGCATACGTTACCGCTATGTTCTCTCCGCGCATCGTGTGGTTCAGGCAGGCGGCAGCGGCGTCCTGTACGTTCAGGTTCTCCGCTTCAAACGATCTGATGCACCAGCACCGACCGTCCTCATCAACAGCCCACCAGAAACAGCAGAACATATCGAGGCCGTAGTCGAAGCTTCTGTACAGCTGCCAGTGCGGGGGTATCTTGAAACTCTTATGTACGTTCTTGGTTTCGTCGAAGTTGTCAAAGTAGCATCCGCCCAGTATGTTCCAGTCGCCATACCGCATAGCGTCTGAGTTCGCCATCATACTGATGTCGCTCAGATAGTCCGGGTTCCTCTGGAGCATTATCACGTTGTCCTCGGCCCGTGCGAAGATGAACGAATATTGTTCCGGGTTCTCCGTCTTCTCCGGGTGCTCCCGGTCTACTTTGAACTTCCTGTCTATGAACAGCCGCTTCACCCAGAAGTGACCAACACCGCCAGGGTTGCACGTCAGGTAAAACCGCTTCGGGAAGTCGTTGTCGCCTCGCAGACATCCTGCCAGATGCCGGAACGTCCTCTCGCTGAACTGAGTGGCCTCGTCCATGAAGATGATGTCATGGCTCTGGCCCTGATACTCCAGCTCGCTCTCCAGCCCGGAGAAATGTCCGAACTGGATAACGCTGCCGTTATAGAATCTCAGCACATGAGTTGTGCCGTTGTATCCCGCTATCTCCTGAGGTACTAACGCCAGCATCGGTTCTATCAGGTTCTGGTTCAGCTCGGGGTAGTGTGCTCGGATCACCAGCACTCTTATGCCGTCATAGTTCATGGCGTACATGATAGCCATCCGTATGACAGCGTGGCTCTTCCCTCCGCCTTTTGCCCCGCCATAACAGGTGAACTTAGTCTTTGCGTTGAAGAAGTCCATCTGCTTGGGGTTGAGTTTTCCGAGGTTGAGAACGATGTCCTCCGTCCCCGTCATTACTCTCTGCTTTGCCATACTCTCAAACAAAAAGAGAGAGCAGGTAGTTCGCTCTCTCGAAGCTCATATCTCAATGCGGATGTAACTCCTGCATCGGCACTTGATTTCTATTCCTCTGCTGCTGGCTCCATAGTACGCTCTGGCTAATACCCTCCTGCATACAGGACAACGCATCAAGCCGTCAGAGCCAACTATCGCCAACAGCGGTTTATTATTTTTTTTGACCGTCTTTTCCAGAAGGCGTACCCCCTGTTTTCCGATACCCCCGTCAACAGGAGGGGCGATTTTCACGCCGCTGTTTGTCCCAGCCCACGGGTATGGGTAAACCCCGAACAGCCTTGTGGCGTATACATTCAGAAAGGAGACGAAACAGAATCAACACTATCCGCTTACACATATAGCACTAAATTGCGAACTTGTCAAGCCAATGGTTCGTAAATGAAGTCTCAAAGCTGTGTGGTACGAAAATCAGCTCTTAAAGCTCTCTGGAATATATTTATAGGGCCAGACCAGAGCGGGCCGTCACGTTTTCCGCTACCCCGGGGACGGGTGCTCTCTATGGGTGAGCCTGACCGGGAGCACAGCCTCGCACGCAGGCCGGCGGGAGACAGGGGCCGGGCGCAGGCGCAGGGAGTTGCGTTACCAGTAGCTGGTTGCTATCTCTGGCTGGGGAGTGCCCGATAGGTATATCTACTATACCAGAGTAGTCCTACTCGTAAGGCCTGTCCGTTGGCTGGCGCATAGCCAGTCGGCTGGCTCATTCTACGTTGGCAATAGTCGGGCAGTAGCCTGTCTAAATATAACAATTATTTTACTGGAGGTTTGTACCATGAAATCCGAATTCGCCATCCTGACCAAAGCTGAACTCAAGTCCGCAACCGTGCGTTGGGCAAATCTGTCTGATGATGCCAAGCGCACTGCCATGGGGAAGTCCCGTCACGTTCAAGCGTGGGTAGTGCTCGATCCCGAAAACGTAAGGTTCGAGACCTGCGGCCTTGTCCGCTTCACGCTCCTTGCCGTAACGGTACGCTTGCCTGACGGCAAGACCTACCGTTACAGCAATACGCTGCGTAAGTGGGCGCTCAAGTAAGCTCACTCGCTTCGCTCGTTCGCTGGTGCTACTGGAGGGGGGCTCCGCCCCCCTCAGGTCGCTTCGCTCCCTTCGCACCCCCCGTCCTGCCTGATGAGACCAGCCGACTACTGGTCGAAACGTTCGCGTAGCAGGAAGTCACAGCAACTTACCTGACATTCTATCTTTGGAGGTTATCTACCATGAAACTCAACGCTGATTATCTTCACCTGCTGTGTTGCACATACACGGAGGGCCGGAGCGGCTGCGCTCAATCCGTGTACTGGTGGGCAATGGACGAGGAGACTGGAGAGATGCGCTATTGCTCTACGTCGTGGAGTGAAGAGCATGACTTGCCCGTGCCTCGGCTCTTCGATTGTGAGGCGGAGATGAATTGCGACATTGCCACTGACTTGAAGTTGGGTGCTAACTTTGACGTTATGGACGGTGACCATGCGGATTTCTATCGCCGTCAGGTGATCGAATCTCTGGAATATCTGCCAGTTTCTGCAGATTAATCATCCGTGCTGATGATGGGGAGGCGGTTCCTCCCCGAAACGCTGGTGCGTCCACGGAAACCATCTGTGAGCTCAAGGCTGCTTGCCTTGGGCTAATTTTATTTTAGGAGGCTATATCCATGAAACGTAAGGTCTATGAAGTGAGCGGTCTGATCCTCATGAACGATGGAGCGTGCGAGAGGCTACATCTCAAGGTGCGTGCCTGCAACGAAGAGAAAGCTAAGAAGTTCTTCAAGCAGGATATCTGCAACCTCAAGTACATCTATGAGTGGCAGATTCTCAACTGCGAGATCGAAGGCTGAACTTGTAAACAATGGGCAGGAGCTGTGTGTTCCTGCCTATTCTTATGTGCTCAGCCATTGCACAGAAGCCGTTATTCCCGGAAACCGGGCGGCTAAACCGAAGGAGGTTTTATATCATGGCTAATAACGAATCCATCATCATCACTGTCATCTCCCGCATCAACAGCACCAATCTGGAGCCGGAGATGAAGACTAAGGCCATCGCCGAAGTCATCGCTAATCCCGACCGTGCGGATTCCATTCTCGAAGTCCTGCTCACCATTGAGGCTGATGAGGCTGATATGGAAGCGTACTGCGATGGTGAAGCTCTTGCTGATTTCGCCAAGCGCGAATCGGAACGCAAGGCCGCTGAAGCCGAAGTCGCTCGTCAGAAGCAGGAGTACGAGGATAAGCTCCGTAATGCTGCGCTGGTGAATGTCATGGGCATGAAGAATCATCCTGTGTTCGGGACAGAAGAGTTTACTCGTGCCTATGACCGTGAGCTCGCTCGTCTGCATGACGGCGCTAACGTCTGCTTCGATCCTGCGGGCGGCGCTTTCGTTTACGACATGGAGAAGACGCATCTCTCTGATCGTGAGCGGGAGATTCTGGAGGAACAGGAAATCGAGGCTGCTACCTCTGACGAAGAGTTCAAGGAGTTCATTACCCAGCTTCCCGATGGGATGCACCATTTCCATATCGTTGACATTCGCACTGTCCGTGTCAACGGCTACCTGAAGCAGAAGATTCGGCTGGAAGATGACCAGTACGGCTATAGCGTGTGGCTGAACTGGATCATCGACAAGTCGGTTGAAGCCGAGGACTACAAGCAGACCAGACGTTATTTGCTCCAGAAGTACAACGTCGAGAACAATCAGCTCTTCAAAGGCTTAACCGAGAAGAAAGCAATGGAGGTTCTCATGAACTCTGGCATGAAGCTCTGGACGTATACCCGTGCCAATGCTAAGCAGATGGATGACGGGCGTAAGTTCGCTTCCGTGTTCCTGACCAAGGCTGACTACATGAAAGTCTTGACTTACGAACTGAAGAAGCAGGCCGATGCCGAGGATCGTAAGAATTCCGGCAACGAAACCAAAAGCGGGACTTGGAAATTCTAAGTCCCGCTAATCTATCGTTTATTACTGAAAGGAGATTGCATCATGGAAGACGTTTCTCTGCGTGATCTGTGCGAATATTTCTCGGAGTATTGCCGTGAACATGAAGACTCAGGTAAGGGAACTGATGATCTATAGCTTGATTATCTTGAGTATGTAGAGGAAGAATACGGGCCTGACGTGGCTTATGTGTTGTCAGGATGTTGAGAAAGGAAAAAATAAAATGATAGAAATAATCAAGTGGATGATCTCGATTTATGAAATCCAGAAAGAAATAGAAAATAAAAATAAATAAAAAATAAAGGAGATAGAAAAATGGATATCGAAATGAAGATGAATGAACTGCTGAAGAAGATAGAAGCAACAGCAGAAGAGGAAAGAGAAGTCCTCTGGAATGAATACTTCCAACTTCAGAAACTGGCATAAGAAAGGAAGT